TACTCAGCAGACTACGACGTAAACGTAGCGGCAAGTGAACCTACAACTCAAAGCGATGGCGGTTCTTTAGTGGACGGCGATATGTGGGTTGATTCAGATGATTTAGAAAACTATCCAAAAATTTACAAATATAAATCAAACAAGTGGGTATTAGTTGATAATACTGATCAAGTATCAGCAGACGGTATCCAATTCTTAGATTTAGCATCATACGGCGCATCAGTAGTTGATGCAGATGCAATTAGTCCAGCAACAGTACCATTTGGTATTTTAGCATGGAACTTTAGAGCCAGTGGTAAGAATGTTAAGAAATACTACACATCATACGAATACAGTGGCGGAACACTAACAAACGTATGGGTAAGTGAGTCAGGCAATAAAGCAGATGGTTCACCTTACATGGGTAGAAAAGCACAAAGAAAAGTTATTGTTAAATCAATGCAGGCCGCATTAGCAAACAATAGCGAAATCAGAAGTGAAGTTAATTTCTATAACTTGATTTCCGCTCCTGGATATCCAGAATTAATAGATGAGATGATTACTCTTAACACAGATAAGAAAGAAGTCGCATTTATTGTTGGAGATAGTCCAATGAGATTGAAATCAGATGCAACTAGCATTAAAAACTGGTCAACCAATGCCAACAATGCGGCAGAAAACGGTGAAGACGGACTTGTTTCAAGTTCACCATATGTATCAGTACACTATCCAGCAGGTTTAACAACAAACTTAGATGGTTCTAGTGTGGCTGTACCGGCTTCACATATCGCATTGAGAACATTTGCATTCAATGACAATGTGGCATATCAATGGTTTGCACCAGCAGGGTATCAAAGAGGTATCGTACAAAACGCAACTAGTGTCGGTTATGTAGACGGAACAGCAGGTGAGTTTGTTCCTGTTTCACTTAACAATGGACAAAGAGATACACTTTATGCAAATAAAGTTAATCCAATAGCAAACTTCCCAGGAAGAGGCTTAGTTGTATTTGGACAGAAGACTCTAAACCCAACTGCAAGTGCATTGGATAGAATTAACGTAGCAAGGCTTGTAAACTACATCAGATATCAATTAGATATCGCAGTTAAGCCTTTCTTATTCGAACCAAATGATGGTATTACTAGATCAGGTGTTAAGCGAGTTGCTGATGCATTGCTATCAGAACTTGTTACACTAAGAGGTTTATTTGACTTTATTAGTGTTTGTGATACAACAAATAACACACCTGCAAGAATTGATAAGAACGAATTATACTTGGATATAGCAATTCAACCAACTAAAGCAGTTGAATTTATATACATTCCGATTAGAATTCAGTCAACTCTTGGTCAAACAGGCTCAGAATAAGCAAATTCTAACTATTATGAAGGGCGGATTTTTCCGCCCTTTATTTTTGACCGAAAGATGATAAATAAATGTAATTGCATGTGTAACATGTTTTAGGAGATCGAAAGATGGCAGTAACAAAAGATAAATTTGGTGTACCTATTGAGGGTGCTCGATTAGGCATACTTCAACCAAAACTAAAATACAGATTCCGTGTTATAGTAGTTGGCATGGGTGCCGCGGGTGATGAACTGACTAGGACTTTCACAAGTAACATCGTAAGTGTTACTAGACCAACTTTTACAGTTGACGAAGTTGAAGTTCACAGTTATAACTCACGTGCCTATATAGCAGGTAAACATCAATGGGAAGCAATCAACCTCAGTTTGAGGGACGATATAACTAACCAAGTTTCCTCATTAGTCGGTCAGCAAATCCAGAAACAATTTAACCATTTCGAACAAACTACTGCTGTTAGCGGTGGGGACTACAAGTTCGATATGCTTATCCAAGTTTTAGATGGAACAAATGCTGAGCCAACAGAACAATGGGAACTAGAAGGTTGTATGTTACAGCAAGTGAATTATAGTGATCATGCCTACGATGCCAGTGAAATTGTTCAATTAGATTTGAGCATTAGATACGATAATGCTGTGCATGTGGCTGGACCTAACTCACTTGGTGGTAAAGTTGCGGCGGGAGATCCGTTCCCATTAGCAGATGGCTTACCAGCATCACCAGGTACTGGAGTCTAATTTAGACTTAACGGAGTAACCGATGGCAAAATTCTGGAAAGAATTAATCGGCGGACAAATTAAAAACGGGATTTATGATGCCGGACCGAGACACGCAAGTCAAAGACTAGGTAGTTTTGCGTCTGGCAACCCCCCTCGTTTGCCGTTTCAATATATAGTACATTTTGATATAAATGCAAATGTACTTGGCACACTAGTTCATGGTAACGAACCTTACTCATTGGCACAAATGGTGAAAACTATTGATATGCCAAGTATGGCTGTGACCGTTGAAAAAAGACCAACGTACAATAAAAATACTCCATGTATAATTACAAAAGACTTCAAACCTTTTAATGTAACAGTTCATGATGACATATCAAGTACATGGTATGCATTTTGGCAAACTTATTACAATTATCATTTTACAGACGGCAGGCACTCCCAAGTAGGTGTTGATGCCTCCGACTTTAATAAAGTGATTCACAATAATAAAAATACTATTGCAGAAGGTGATTACATGAGTCAGTTCCAAGGTGCTGATATACATGATCATAAACGTTCACAGTTTATTGATAACATTCATGTTTATCAAATACATGGCCAAACAGTTACAAGAACAACCGCAGTCAATCCAATTATCACTGACGTTCAGTTTACACCATTAGACTATGCAGGTGCAGGAACATCACAAGAAATAACATTTGGTTTTGAATATGAAAAACTGATGTACTCCCCAGTTATAAACTTTGATTATGATGAAGAGAGTACTTTCTTAAAAGATGCTATCGAAGACTTTGTTAAAGCAACTCCATTTAATCCTACTGGTGATAGATTAAGAGGACTTGTAAAAAGTTTATTTGGTTTAACGCAACGTGCAGGCAATAAAAGAAAAGATCTTTCTGCTCTTAATAACTCTAAAAGACAAGATTACGGAGGCGACATTGCTAAAATTGAATTTGGCGAAGATGAAAGTGTTGGCTTCTTTGGTAACCTCATAAGAAATGCTGTTAGAAAGAAAGCAAATGAATTAACTGGTTCATTGCTAGAAAAAAATAACAAAAATCTTAACAAATTCAACATTAACTAATGAGCATTATATACAACAACTTTGGTGTAGATTTCGATACGAATAAATCAAATAATTCGTTTAAAATTATATCTAAAACAGGAGAAGAACTTAATGTCAACCCTGAGACATTACAACTTAAAGAATTTAACACATCAGCGAACACACAAACAAGTGTTAATGGTTATAGGGTAGATCAAGTTTTTTCAGACTTTAAAAGTTCAGGATTTACAGATAAATTAGCAAACTTTTATACAATCACATTACAGAATATAGCAGATGAAAAGGAAGTGGACATGACATCTTTGTATCAAAAGAATGAAGAAGGTGATATCATTATAGACAATAAGTTACTAGAAGATATTAATAACACACTACCTAATGCAGTTAGATTTCAAAATTCTGTAAATAAAAATTCAAACAAATACGTTCGCCTTCTTATAGGGGCGTAACATGGCCAAATACGCCAAGGGCACGTTCGAACCACAAAATCCAGGAAAGTATGCAGGTGCTAAAACACCATACTATCGTAGTAGTTGGGAATTAGCATTTATGAATATGTGCGACAATCATCCTAACATAACACAATGGGCAAGTGAAAATTTAAAGATACCATACAGGCATCCTGTAACAGGAAAGCATACAGTATATGTGCCAGACTTTACAGTAATTTATACTGACAAAGATGGTAAAAACCATATGGAAGTAATTGAAATAAAACCAGGTAGTCAAAGTACAATGGAGAGTGCAAGAAGTAGTGCAGAAAAAATGCAAGTAGCAATAAATTTAGCAAAATGGACTGCCGCAAATGAGTGGTGTCAACGTAAAGGTGTACGTTTTAGAGTGCTAAATGAGAATCACATATACATGAACACCAAGAAGAGAAAGAACTAAATAGTGTTATGACAAGAAAACTCGAAGAAGAATTTAATTTACCTCCAATTGAAGATGTGTTACCTACTGAAAAGAAAGAAGAGAAAAAAGAAATCACAGAAGTAGAAATCAAAGAAGCATTAACTAATGCAGAAAAAATAGATTCAGCATTACCAAAGGTTAAAGACTTAGAAACACACGATGACGAAATGGAAGATATTGCCCAAAAGGCAATAGACAGTTACGACGAGTTAATGAATTTAGGCATGAATGTACAAGATGCTCACGCAGGTAGAGTATTTGAAA